CAGCACGGAAGATGAAGAATATCTACGAGGGTATTATGATTTGATGAACTTCGGCGGAACGCCGCATAAAGATGAGGAAAGGGCAAATTGATGAAAGATGTAGATTGGATCGAATGGAAGGGCGGCACCTGCCCCGTAGATGACGAATATGTCGATGTTCTCCTACGAAATGGAGATAAAATGTTCGCTTGGCATTGCCACCACATCGATTGGGGAAGAGATATCCCGAAGCCTGATCATGTCATCGCCTACAGGGTAGCAGAGGAGCACGTCGATGCATGATGCCGCCGCCATGGGCGCACTTCTCCCCGCCGCTTTCGGTGTGTTCGCTCTAGGAGTCCGTGGGATCGTCTACCTGTTCGAGAAGCAGCCTCAGACAGTCGCAGAGAAGCGGCAAGTCGTACATAGGCGACTAGAGGACAAATACCGCCGTGCAGGCGTTCAGAACCCGCGTAAGGCGGCAGGAAACCATATGGACATGATGCGTCATGCTGCGATCTTCAAGGCGGACGCCTGCGTCGAATATGTGCGGACAGGTAAGCCGCTTTCCGAAATCCGCGAACAGTGGTGGAAGGACCGCGCCCGCTCTATCCGTGAAGTCCGCGAGATCGTGGAAACGAAGGTAGAGGCCGCGCAGTATATGCGGCTGCTCCGTGAGGAAATCGAAAAGGAGGATGAAGACGAGGTTTTCACGGCTCCCGACGCCGCAGCGAAGTGGGCCAAGGACAAGATTGCCCGCGATGCCGAAAGGAAAGCGTGGCGAGCGAAGATGGATAAGCACCGCGATCCGTATGGAGATGCTATTGTTGAATCTCTGTATGCCGCAGGAGACAGGATTTAGGAGGGACACACATGGATTAGAAACATCACGCGGCAACTCATCTCGCTGCTCCGCATCACACGGCGACTCTCCACCCCGCTTCACGGCGCTCCGCGAGTCTACGCACCAGCCAACCAACTCTAGATAGGCGGCATGTCAATCTATGCCGCTCAATGTGGAGTTGATCCACAACCCCGCTACGATCCGCTCCACAGCGTATCGCTACGCGCCGCCATGCAAGACAACACAACAGCCAACGAAAGGAGAATACAATCATGAGAATCTGCATCGCAAAATTGAAGTCCGCCACTCCCTATTCTCAAAGCCGCGCCATTGATCCCGATGAGTTTCCCAAACTTCCGAAGGAAGATGCAGCGGGATATGATGCACGTCTTTGGAGGGAGAAGGCGACATATGATGAGAACGGCATTGTTTGCATTCCACAGATGGCTTTGAAGATGTCTGTTGATGAAGCGATCAAGCGTCTTAACATTGGCATACCCGGTAGAGGCAAATCCACCTACACAAAATTCTTTGTCGCCGGCCAGATTTGCGAAGAGAATGTCAATCTCGGCATTCGCAAGGATGATTTGCAGCAGATTACCATCTGGGCAAATGCGGACGGCGTTCGCGGCTCTGGCAAGCGAGTCCGCCGCAAGTTTCCCTATATTCCTGAATGGTCGGGAGTCGCCAAGTTCGCATTGCTTGATGACGTAATCCCGAAGGATGTTTTCGAGAAGGCGCTTACAGAGTCCGGACGCCTTGTCGGTATCGGCCGTTTCCGTCCTGAGAAGGGCGGCTATATGGGACGCTTCTCTGTGGAAGGGTTTCAGTGGTCTGAGGTTTAGTTCCTCTGCGCTCCACACCACAGCGCGCCGCAACATATCGCTCTTCGGCGCTTCGCGTCACGCCTCGGCGCGTCGCTACGTAACGTCGCGCGCCGCAACGCTTCACGCCAGCCACATACAAACGAAAGGAATCAATCATGAGCAAGCCAACTTTCAAAGCCAATGTCGAAACCCGGCTTATCATTCAGGAATTTGAGAAGGTGAAGGTCGGAGAGACAATCACCTATGAAAAGATTTCGGAAGTCGCATCGAAAGAGATAACCGAACTTCGCGGCTCCATCGCCACTGCTCTAAAGCGTGTCCTACGCGACCGCGACATGGTTTTCGCCTGCGTCCGTATGGTCGGTTTCAAGCGCCTCGATGACATCGAGATCGTGGACAAGGGATCGACAGATGCCGCCGCTATCCGCCGCAAGACAATGCGGACTCTTGAACAACAGATGAAGGTGGATTTCGCCAAACTACCGCACAAGAAGCAGATGCAGGCGTCCGCGCAAGTATCCATCATGGGAGCAATTTCCATGATGACAAAACCGCAGGCGATTCAGAAGATCGCAGGCAAAATAGATAAGGGAACGAAAGAGTTGCCGACGAATCAGACGCTCAGTCTGTTTATGAAGGGATAAGACAGCGCTACGACCCGCTACGCACTACTCCGCTACGTGTCGCGTCTCTGCGCATCGCAACAGCCAAATAACAGCCAACGGTGGCAAAACGGGGAGATTTCCGATAAATGACGAAGACATTTAACCTACAGCGATTCGATACGGACATGCTGGCACCGTCCAAGAAACTGGTAGCGAAGGCGATTCCCGTTGATGGCGGATGGATCGCACAGTTCAGCGCACCAGGACTTGTGCCTCGCTATGTTGGATGGAGCCAAGATAACCCGAAGGTATTCGCAACGGCTGAAGCGGCAGAGGAAGAAGCTCGCCTAGCGGCGTTTGAGGTATTCAACAAGCCGCGAGAGACACAGGCGCGCGGCAGGAATGTCCGCATCGCCAAATTGTCAGGACCGGAAGCGGCAGATCTGATCGCAAGAGCCGGTGTTACGCTGACTTGGCTTGCGCATGTAGCGACAAGCGGCAACGTGGATCGCGTCCAGTCGTGGGTAGACGGGATCGACAACATGCCGCACCCTGTCCGTTTGCTCCTAGAGGCTATTATCGCGCATCCCGATCTGGCGGATTTATTCGAGGATATTACCGATAGCGTGGCGTCGGAGCGCAGGCCGCGCTAAACCTTAAATATCCGCCGCCATTTCAATTTCCTGAACCGCTTCCACGATCTATCCTCCCGCGCGGCAACGCCCTGATCGTCCCTTTCGTCTGTGATGTTTGGGACAGTTCGCTTGCCGCGCGGCCTAATACCTTCCACAGCATCCAGTGCCGCGACGGATTTCGCCTGTTTATTTCTAGGGTGTCGTAGCCATCCCATGTCACCAAGCCTTTCCACCTTCGGCCATCCGCGCTTCCTTTGTGTGATCGACGCGGACCTTGTTATATGCCCGCTTCTCCGCCATAGCGCCGTCTACATCATAACCGAATTTCGCGGCGTACCCGTAGATTGCACCCACGGCGTAAGACAGCGCATCTTCAACAAAGTCGCTATCATCGTTCATAGCGCCCCAATAGGCATCTGTGATGCGAGAGACGATCCTTAATAGTATTTCTCCACGATTGTCGATTTCATATCCTACACTGACATTATGGAGTTTCAGCCCGAACCCGCCCGCAAGATCAAAGATGCGAATGAGGGTATCCGCAAGTTCCACTTCCGCCATAACACGTTCAGGCAAGTGATCGTCCATAACTGGTGCGTTCGGCTTGGATTTCCGTTCGCCTTCCATGCACTCTGCCAGTTCTGACACACAGAGCATCAGCAGTTCGCCCTTGTTGCGATTCAGCCGTTCGCCTGTTTCAAGATCATGCCACCAGCGGGAGTTATCCGCGTGAATTTCAGCCGCGAGTTTATTGAGATCACGTTCCATCAACCGAGAATCCTTCTGGCAACCGCTACGGCATTCGTCATCATCACCCAAACCCGCAATCTAATGCGTTCGGACAAATCCATCGTCATGGTTCCCGTCACTTCAAACTCAGGAAATTCCAACTTGATTTCCTTGTCATAGAGATCGGCAATATCGCGATACTCGCCGTTTTCGTCCGCTATCTGGAGTCGGACGCCTTTCGCTTGAATCGTTCTCAATGTTTTACCGCTTCCTTGGATTCTTCGATAGCGATTTCGGTTTCAATCTCTTCATCAATCGCATCTGCAAGATCGCACCAATCTTCAATATCGATGCTGATGCCGAATATCTCTTCGCCGCTGTCGTTGGTGAATGTGAGATGGACATGGCCGTCATCGCAGACAAACCACGAGATTGCGGCAGATGGTAGGTTATGGCTCAAGCGCGTTGTCCTTCCTGAATGAGTTCGCGAGCGGCACGAACCGTTTCCCTTGCTTCATCTCTGGTTTTTCGCTTTTCGATGATCGGCGCTTCTTCATCCCATCTGATGCGGTAGGATTCGCGGCTTAGGGTGCCGTGATATAGGGAGGCAAGATCGAGACCGCGCCGCAAATCTTCTAATATGATGCGGCGGCTTTCACGGCTAGGAACCTCCCACACAAAGGCATCATCGAACACTACGGGAACCAGAACCGCCGTATATAGTTCTTCAGGGATAATCGCCTGCAATCCTCTCAACTCGGCCTGCGCCGCTACAAACCGCTCAACAATCGGCATTCCCAACCCGCCCGACGAAACCTCCATGTTGACTTCCTTAAAACCAGAGAGTTGCGCATCCTCTAGCAGTTTCCGAAGCCATTCCCCCACAAGCCGCCGCCGCATAATGGGTGATGTCCGCTCCCGTGAGTTATCTTGCTTATCAACCGGATCGTCCAGGAGCTTGGACCGCTCTAGAAACAGCATCGCATGTGCGCGGTCCCCTCGCCTTTCCGCTCCGCCTTCCGATCTCCGCCGCTTCCTGTCCTCCAAATCGGCAAGAAGCATTCCGCAGGCTTTACGGAACGATGTCGCTTCCTTTCTCCCCTGCCGTGTAGATTGTGACGGCTTTAGATCGTGCGCTGTAAAACAGAACGGTTTCAGAAAGTCACCGTCCAACCGGAAGCCCTTGAGATCGTCCAATAGCGCCTGCCGTTCTTCCTTCGACATTTCATCGCGCGGTTTCGGCATTCGTCCACCGGCCTCTCTTGAGCGAGTGATCCCGCGAACTTTACCGCTCGTAACTTCAGCGACTGAGGCTATCAAATCCGTCTGCATACCTGAAAGCCAGAGCACCAAGATAGAGTAGGATTCGCGGTCCAATTTCCCGTAATCATTTTGAAATAACATTACCGCTCCAGTTCCGCTATCGCACCACGTCGCCCGTCGAAGATAAACTGTCTCATTTCCCCATCCTCGCCGCGACGGCGCTTTAGCACAGTCATTTCTATCTTTCCGCGGGCGTCAGTCATTCTTTCTGACCAATCTCTTCCTTCGCGAGATTCCATATCCTGCGGCCTCTGTGATTTAAGCCATCTGTCGCGGCGAAACAATCCAAGAACCCAATCGGCGTCCTGCTCCAGCGAAGGCCCCGAGTCGAGATCATTCAATGTTGGACTCGGATCGTCCCGCCTCTGTGACGCTCTAGTTACCTGACTTAGCACCACAAAGGCAACCCCGAGACTCTTCGCCAATGATTTCAGTTCGCCAGTAACATACTCCACTCTTTCCCATTTGTCTTTAGTGCGAGCGAGCGCGCGGACAAGACGGACGTGATCAATCACAACCATCGATAGCCCTTTCGACCGCTTAACCGCCACACACCTATCTCTAATCTGCTCTACGGCGAGTTTCGGACGGTCATCGATGTAAACTCTCGAACCGCTCAATCTTTGATTTGCAGCGCGCAATTGCTCCATCTGATCGAAGTCGTATTGTCCCGCTTCAATATCTGCCACAGAGATTCCCGTTTCCCCTGCCAGCACGCGCCGAGCCATATCCTCGTCTCGCATTTCAAGTTGGTGATAAAGGCAAGGACCATATAGAGACGCGCGCAAGGCTAACTGAACGCCCATAACGGTCTTGCCATCGCCCGGTCGGGCTCCAATGAACCCGAGGTCGCCTGGATGGATGCGGCCAAGGATTTGATCCAGCGTAGGCAGTCCTGTATCGAAGCCGGGAACCTCGCCTGTGCTATGCGCCCTCGCCGACCGCGCTATAGCACGCTCAGCAATCGCCCCAAGCGATTTCAAGGGTTCCGCCTGCGACTGGACGGATATATCCTGAATTTTCACTTCCATATCTGAGAGGAGATCGGATGCAAACGATTCTGGCTTCTTTGCTTCCCTCAATCCTGCTTCTAGCGTTTCAATGAGTTTTCGCTTACGCCATCTGTCGATAATGTCTTCGCATTCTGTCCCCCAGTCGGAAATGTCTTCGGCCTCACGTTGCAAAGCCGTCATCAGGATCATCAGGGAATTGCCGTCTTCATACTCATCGCCAATACGGGACTCGATAAGTGTGAGAGATAACTTCTTTCCTTCTGTCAGAATGTCGCGGACGGCTGCATAAATGCGGCTGTAGATTTCCCTGTGAAAGTGCTGCGCCTGAAGATTGTCGCTAACCGCCCAGAAGTTAGACTCCGAACACAGCACCTTCCCCAACACTACCCGTTCCGCCGCGTGATTGATTAGGTGCTGCGGCACCTCCCCTTGTTTTTTGCTCATGCCGTTTCCTTGTATTCAAAAGATCTAGCGCATCACCGAGAGCGCTGATTTCAAGCACGTTGCAACGGATGCCTGCGGCATCCATTCTTGCCTTCAATTTCTTCGCGGCAGACATGCCGGGCGGATCGCTTATGCGGCCTTGGTTATCGATCATGCCGCGATCTGAATCGGGAACCACCGTCACATGCTCGACTTCCATAGGAGGCTCAAACGAACTGACTCCAGAAGTAGATAAACCTGCCCAAACCGGATACTTAAACCCTAGAAGTACCCACGCGGCCAAAGCGGACTCAATGCCTTCTGCAATCCCAATTCGCTTGCCTATGCCGCCTAACCGAACGGCACCGCCACCCGCCGGCCCGAGCCCCAGTTTCGCATTTGGAACATCAGCCTTCCGCGGTTCCTTGCGATTCAAATAAATACGCCAGATTCCTGTCCCGCTTCCTGAAAATGGCTCTGCCACTCTCCCGACAATCGCAGGATACTGCTCTCCCGCGCCGTAAAAAAGCGATGGATGGAACCGCAAATCAAGATCAGGATTCCACGGCCATTCCGATATTGGAGGCAGACCGCGCTCTACCAGATAGGCTTCGCCATGAGAACCTTTCAAGCCAACAGTGCCGCGCCATATCTCTTTGACCGTTAGTTCCTTCTCTGCGGCCTCTGCTGCCGCCTCAGCCTTTCTCTGAGCGGCTTCGCGCTCTTGCTGCTCTCGTAGTTCGGCTTTCCGCCTTTCGCGCTCTGCGGTTTCCTCTGGCGTTTCTCTGCGGTCCTCGATGCCGAGATGTTCTTTCGCCCACCCGAAGGCGTCCGCGTAGTCGTCCTTACGACCATTCCTGAGATACGATACGAGTTCGACACTGCCACCGCCTATGGACTGGCTGAAGCGATGCCAGCATCCGCGCGGCATCTTCGACCGTCCACCAAGAGATACCGTGAAGGAACCCAAATCCTTCTTCGATTTCGGCGTTAGATAGGCCGTGTCGCCCCTACGCTCCCAACCGGGATTGAGCGCATCGAGAACGGACTCTATGCGATCATCCAGCATACGTCGTATCTCGTCGGCGGGAATACGGCTCACTTTTCCAAATCTTCCTTTCGCTGAGACACCCAAACAGTGTGATCCGGCGCAACAATCGAAAAGGAGTGCTGGCAGAGACGGTTCATCAGCTTATCGGCCAATTGCCCTGCACGATCGAGCAAGGTTTCGCGGTCGGATGGAAATCTCGGGTAGTTGATGAAACCAACTCTGACACCTGCTTCTTCGCCACCCGTATAGATGTAATCCACGGGTTCGACCGTAACGCATGCACCTACTTCCATGCACCATTCGCGGCAAGCCTGCTTGGCTTGCTGATAGTCGCCTGCGATGAATATCTCTATGCGGATCGTGGGTGCGGTTTCATGTTTCATTCTTCATCTCCATCAAACGGAGCGCAAAGCAAGCCGCACTCAACGTCATGCTCCATATCGTCGTGCTCATCAAAGAGCGTAGGAGTTCGCCTGACTTCCTCGATCAATTCACGGACTCTGACTCGGCTGTCGAACCAGCCGTCTTGTTCAACCTCCATTCGAGACCACCACTGCGCCTCGACAGGATCATCACGAATAATCCGCCGCCGCAGCCCCTTACCCTTCATAAAGCAAAGTGTGCAGTTACCCTCCCATGGGTTAAGACCGAGATCGAAGCCCTGCGGCAGCGGATGCGTTAGGTTACGGGGATCGACGTTATCACCAAGCCAAAACTTCATCACGTCCGGTTTGCGGACTTTCGCCTTCGCGAGCGGATAATGCATACGGCCGCCGTATGCATTGCCCTTCTCAAGTCCTTTGAAGATTCTCATCCCTTCGTCGTCGCGCAGGCCGACACATTCAAGATACTGGCCGCCATCAAGCCCGAGGATTTCTTTCATGGCAGCGAACATTGGCTTCACTTTGAGAAACTGTGTGCACCAACGCTCGAATGAGTTTGGCAGGCGCTTTTTCTGTTTTATCAACATCTCGAACGGCTCACCGTTCCGAGATGCACTATTAAAGCCTACTTCTTCAAATCCTGGCTTTCCCGGTCGCCACTCCACCCAATGAATGCGAACATTCCATCTTGTCCCGCATTCATGCACAAAACGAAGTGTCTCCTCTTTTTCCTTCCCCGTGTTCGCAAACACCACTATAAGATTTTCCGGAAGTTCGAAGTTATAGGCGCGCGCAATATGATAAAGCATATACCCGCTTGTTCTACCGCCTGAGAAAGATATGAGTGCGGGGCCTTCAATTCGATATGGATCACTCATGCCGCATCCTTCTCTAGAAACTGTTTCGCCAGCATCTTTATCCGAGACTCATCCGTATGGACTGGCTGCATGACGGAACCGGGATCATTGATGCCGCGCTGCTGATCTCGCTTAATTGCATTTACACGCATCAAGACCGGATCGGAGCCGTAGTTTACATACGGGAAGACCATTGTGATTTCCGACTCTTTCTGTCCTGGCCTATCGATTCTTCCCACCAACTGCGGATCAAGGACGGCATTGCTCCAATCGAGTTCACCAACAATCAATGTCGAACATCTCTTTTGCAAACCGTCCAATCCAGCGCCAGACCTAAGCGATATAAGAAAGCAGTCGGATTGGCCGCTAATGAACGCTTCTTTAGCCTTATCTTTTTGTCTTGTTGTCTCCGACCCTGTGTACATCACAGGATTAAACTCTTTCAGTTGCTCTTGCATGATAGCGTAAACGTCGCGGTGCCATAGACCGACAATGATGGGTATCCCTTTCTCAAGATACATCCTTGCGATGGCGGCAACGCCATTGGCTTTCGCTAGTCCTGTTTGCAGTCTGGCGAACGCATCAAGTTCTCGTGCGGCAGAACCCGCCTCGACAAAGGAGCCTCTAAGAACCTTTATCGCCAACTGTTTTGCTAGAACCTCCGCATTGTCAGCAATCTCTTCGTCAAAGTCAACCTCAATCGGAATCTTGTTGATCGGACGGCCCTGCTTGAGACGGCGAAGGAACACACCACTCTCACGAAGATAGGAGCCGAGTGCATCAGGTTCCTTCACCGCCCACTTGCCGCCAGCCGCCATGACGCACCATTCTCGGCAGAATTCCTTCCACGGCCCAAGCACATCAGGATCGATGTAGCGCATGACAGAGTGCATTTCGCTGCCAAGGTTGTAGACAGGTGACGCGGACAGCCCAAGGCGCAAATCGACGTTCTGTGAAAGGACTAGCGCCGCCTTCCCTTTCTCCGCTTCCTCGCCACGCCGTAGTTCCTGAATCTCATCATAAACAACGGCTTTGAAGAAACCCGTCGCGAACAGATCCACCCATCCAGAGATATTTGAGTATTTGAAGACGTACAGGTTCGCAGGTGGCAGATTGTAAGGCTTTGTACCCTGTATGATATGAGCCTGCATGTAGGTGAACTTTTTGATGTATTCGTTCACCCATTGCGTTGGCAGATGCGACTGGACGACGATCGCCGCTGGCAAGTAGGGGAGCCTGCGAGCGCACCTAGCGGAATTAAGGATTTTCCTAACCCAGTTTCATCCCCAACCAGAAGGCTCTTTCGCTTGAGCCACAGTTCCACCGCCTGCTTCTGGTAGTGGTAGAGTTCATAGCCAGGTCGGAACCCGTGACGCGCTGGCGGTTGCCAATCTGGCAGCAGGATCGCCTCTGTAGCCGCGCGATCCTCCTCGAACATGCGCGTCATGTTCTCTAGCGCCGCGCGATCCTGCGGAGTCATGTCGAACTTGTATCTGGATTCGAACCAACACAAATCAGCCGACATGGTGTCTGACGCAGGCAGATCGAACACCTTAGTCTGCGTTTTGGGAATGCCCGCGAAAACCGACTTCAGCCGTATCGCCACATGCGGCGGCACATCGGACAATACCCAACGGTTACCGCGAAGTTCCAGTCTACCGTATGTCGGCTTCTTTGCGGTCAACGCGGCCGCTCCATCATGATTCCAAGCCCGTTTGCCTGCGCGCGCTTCAGAGCCATGTGGCCTTCATTCCCTGCGGCAAAGAGCGTTGTGCCATTGGACGGCGACTTTCCGAGCGATCCGTCTGGCCGCTCGAATTTCACCTTGCCGTCAATAAACAGAACCGCATCAGCCTTCTTCGCCGCATCCTGCCACCAAGGAGCGGATGTCCTGTCTGGCGTGAGAGCAATTCCGTTGCCGTGAGCGAAGAACTTATCCAGCCACGGCACGAGGCCGTTGCGTCCGCCAAATGGGAAGTTTCCCCACACTAAGCCCTTCCAATCCGTCTCTAGGCTTCTCTCGTAAATCCACGCATCGCAGGGAACATGACGTGGTCCTTCAACCGGCGCGGCCACATCCATATCGAACCTGCATTCAAGCGCATCGAATATGAATGATGGAGTCCACCAATCATCACTCTTTCCATCGCTTTCCCAATAAGACACTACAACCACGCCTTCGCAAGATTCAAAACATAGACCGGCTTCCCCTTTATCTCTTTTGGAAACCCTGTCGGCACATTCGTTATAAGTATCAACTCTTTCACCGCATCATGTTCGGCGTAGCGGCAAACTTGATCGTAGATTTTACGGCGACTGCCCTTTATCTTACATTCGATCCCGATATCGCCGCACATGAAGTCGATGATGTCGCTCTCGCTAAAGCGAAACTCTCTCTTATAAAGAATGCCACATTCATCAAACGCTTCCGCTATCTCTTCCTGCGTCTTCTTCTCGTTCGAGAGAGATAGGCGACGGGAGGAAAGGCAGGAGAAGATGCGGTCGATCATTCTGGGATTTTGCCTTCCGACACCAGTTTCTCAAAATGATCTATCCTCCATCCTATCCAGCGCATGACATTAACAGCCATACTGTTGCCCAATGCCTTGTACCGAACGCCGTCAGGGTCATTGACGCGGAATCCATTCTTACTCGGCTTAATCGTCAATCCAGCGGCTTTGAGTTCTTCGATACTCTCGTCTTTACCAACTTCTCGCCACCCGTCCCAATTTGGAATCTGAGTGTAGTCGTCAGGGAAACCTTGAAGTCGCTCGCATTCCCGTGGAGTCAATCTACGAACGGCCCATCCGCTTTGAACGGCTGGCTGCATCGTGGTTTTCAATGGAGGACACAAACCATCTTCTATTGGCAGAGACTGACTTTCCGAGGCATACCAGTCAAAGGCTACCGGTGAATTGGGCGTTGCAGGTAAAGTATGACTGACACCCGGCTGGGGTACACTCCTGTTTGTTTTGCTCGTGATCTGATTGGGATCAAAGACCGCAATCGCAGGAGGATTCCCAGCATTCGCATGACTAGTGTCATGGCCACCAGCTCGCAACGTGGGTGACACTTCCTCAGCGGCATCGGCACCGTAGTCCTTTGACGAAAACGCTATATACGTCTGCTTCTCTGCTCTCGCGGCTGGTGCGACTTCATCCCTTTCAGCCTCTGGCATCGCTCCGCCATCTCTACCCCGCATGGAGAAGGCGACCGCAGTAACCTGTCCTCCGCCCGTAGGGCTTGGCCCCGCGAGAGTTGGAGATACATCCTCTGTCCATTTAGGTTCCTGTTGCGTGGATAGGCCGTAGCAGACTGCGTTCACATGCGATGCCGACACCGTATGAGCGCAATCATCTCCGATCCCAACTCCCTGCCTATTTACAGCATCTCGCTTGTCTGGATCTCGCGCGGCGTTGCGCATATCAATAGACACAGCATTGCGGCAGGCGATGTCATCGCCTGAAAATCCCGTCGTTTGGTTAGCTCCTACGGATAATGTATCAGCGACTTCCGGTGCCGACAGGGAGTGGACCACTCCCTGTGTCTTGTTTCTGGCCTCTAGCGTATAAGCAACGTCAGCCTGGTAGCCCTTTCCCTGCGGTCCATTGTCTGGATTCTCGCTAACCGCCCTCTCCTGGATGGCATAGACGGGGACGATAGGTGTGCCACGGCCCGTTCCATCTTCGGACGCATCGAACCCCTCACCTCGCAGACTATGGGCTACCAGCCCTTCGCTGCCACCTTGAACGTCGCCACCAGATGCACGAAGAGTTGGAGTGTCGCTTTCGCTGTAGCCGCCGTGACCGCTTACAACAAATGTCTCCACCTCAAAGTCTAGGCGCTGCCCCTTGGCAGTAAGTGCAGCGGATACGCTGCGCGGCTCATCACTCGTGTTACCACCACCGAAAGCGGCATTCTCAACGGCGGTCTGACCGCCGTCTAATTCAAAGTCGGTTCCGAGTCCGCCACCTCCTGAAGTGCGAGCGCTAATTGTCGGGGCAGGTCTTTGCCCCGATTTTCGGCGCGGCGGAGTATTCCTGAGCATGCCTGCGGGCTCAAATAGAACCGCTGCGGCACGTCGCCAGTCTCCAAGATATCCGACAACGAACACACGCCGTCGTCGCTGAGGGACAGCCCGTCCAAAGCCGTCCACTCTGACATATTGAGCGTCAAGAACTCTGTAGGCGAACCCATACCCGAGTTCCGCCAGCGCTCCGAGGAAGGAACCAAAATCCCGTCCTCCGTTGGATGACAATAATCCGGGGACATTTTCGAAAACGACCCAACGTGGTCGATACTTATCAACAACTCCAAGATAGACGAGGGCCATGTTGCCGCGTGGATCATCCAATCCCTTACGGAGTCCGGCGACTGAGAAACTTTGGCAGGGCGATCCTCCGCAAATAAGGTCAACTGATCCATCAGGCCATTCCTTGTAATTGTTCACATCTCCAAAATTGGGCACGCCATTCTTTGCAAAAAGCTCTCCAGGCATATTCGACCCATAATGATGCGCCAAAACAGCCGAGGGGAATCTTTCTATCTCTGCAAATCCAAAAGGAGTCCATCCCAAAGGACGAAACGCGACCGTAGCGGCCTCAATCCCGCTGAAGAGACTTAAATACCTCATATGTTGGTCAGTCCCTTCTCGTGAACTAAGCGATGACAATTCGGACAAAGAACAATGGCATTACTCATTATGTTAAGACCGCCTTCGGATTTCGGAATACGGTGATGAACATCACACCTCGCTTCATTCCAGCCACATCTTTGACAATCGCTTCCATAGAATCTTAGCGCGGCCTTGGCCCATCCAGTTTTCCCTTTATACTCTTTCTCGCCGTTTTGGACGATGTATGTCTTCCCGACATTCCAAGGCTTATCTTTTTTCTTTCTAGATTGAGCAGCAGTTTTATTCATACAGCCACATGACTTTACGTGCTTTTTCCGAGTAAGGCTGTTAGACGCTATACTTTTGAAGTTTCCGCAATCACATAGGCACTTCCACAACATGTGTCCGTCGATTGCTGTGCCGGACTGCGAGACGACGAGAAGTCGCCCGAATCGTAGTCCTAAAAGATTGTTGGCATTGTGATGAAGTGAGGTATCACCACTCTCAACCTCTTCACACATCAAATCCAGTTGCAATGTCATTTGCACTCTTCCGCCACATAAGCCCGCGCATGGACTCCCGCCTCACGGAACATGGAGAGTCCTGCATCCATTGAATCTTTCCACCGCTCGTAGAACTCTTCATCAGGCTTTGGAGCGATCACTTCGGTTATGCCTGCTTGAATGATAAGTTTGGAGCAATCAGCGCACGGCCAATGGGTTACGTACATTCGACAGCCTTTTGTTGCGGTTCCCGTCATAGCAGAATGACTGATAGCCGACGCCTCTGCATGACAGGCAAAAAGGTATTTGGCTGGCCGCTGATGTCTTTCTTCTACATCATCATCGCATCCGCGCGGCAAACCATTATATCCAGACGATCTCAACTCGTTATCTGGCCCCACAATCACCGCGCCAACTTTGGTAGAGCGATCTTTGGATTTGGACGCGACAAGGGCGGCCATCTTCGAGAAATATGTATCCCAGTTCAATTTACACCCCGCACTCGCGGCTTATGGCCAAAGACAGAAAGACATATCTCGTGCCAGACGCCGTTCTGGACGGCCGCGCGATATGCATCTGGTTCTGTCGTTCTAAAATCCTTAGCCGAAGCAAACTTCAATGCCATACCCCGTATCAATTGCTTCGTCCAATACCCCTTTGATTTCCTAATCGTGCCAATCATTTCCCTTATCTCGTCCGTATAGCCCTCCCTAGAAGCGACATGATAGGCGCGTGAGTTTTTGAAAAATTCGGTAAAATTACTATACCTTCTCGCTTCGGCTAACACCGTGTCTTTTGTCCAATAGTTCGCTGGTTTCTTAATTTCCCTCATGTGGGCACAAACTTCATCAAGCCACCCAGACTTCATTGAGGCGGTATATGCCGAACTTGAGCCTCTAGAAAATTCTTTCCTTGTGCTATATTTCAGTGCCTCTACTACGCACGCTTCATGTGTCCACTTCTTGCGAATGGACCCAAGTCCGCCCGTCTTTGCGCTATTTAAGATCGTATATCCCATAAACTTGTACATCTCTACGAAATAAGCCTCAGCAGATTGCGCCTCGCTCTGAGTTAGATTCCATCGAAGGACGTAAAGATCAAAACCGTTAGGGAAATTATCAACTATCTTTTTTGATCGCTCGTGCCTATATTTTCTCTGAGTAAGATTGCATGTCAGACCCACATATACTAATTTCCTTTTATGATCGGCTATCTCATAAACATGCCTTGTCTGTATGTTCGGCTTGGGCGCCATGTGCCCGCAGACATCATCTAGCCAACCATTTATGCAAGCCGCAGCATATGCAGATCCATTCTCTTTCTGAAAATCAGAACGATGTTCGTGCCGGAGGGCAACTTCATGGCAACGCTCCTTTGTCCAATACTTCTTCTGCCCCAATCTTCTCCCTGCCATTTATTTTCGTCCCGTTCTGCGACGAATTCTTTGGCTAGAAGCGACCATCAAATGATAATGATCCATATGCTCAGAACATGACACCAAAACACGCATACCCTTTGCGTTAATTGTGATTACCATACTGCCGTGTAGATCGCACTGTTCAATACAGTACTCTAGGAACTTCCTGCATTCAATCAATCCAAACTCAGATGGCCAAACGCCAACATTCCCGCCGCTTCGAGTTGCCTCATCGACCCAGTCACCATACCGTCGCATCCATTGATTGGTCGCCCAAATCATTCTAGCATCATTTATGGAAAGATACAAGATTGTCTTTATCGAATGATACGGCGGCCATCTCTTTTGTGCTTCTTTGTATCTATCAATGATTGACCAAAGCCAATCCCTAACCATCTCTGGCGGAAAGTCCGAGAGTTTCACTTGCCGTAGCCCGCGTATGCCTCCCGTTTCGTTGGCCGCGGTTCGTAGAGAGGTGCCTTCCAGAATTTCTCATGGCAGATGGCGCAAAACGAACTTCCCGGTTTTGTCGGCACCCCGCAGAAGATGTATTCCGAAATGTCTCGTTTCGCATTCTGCGGCTTCTCCTTCCACAAGGGCGCTCGGCATTGCCCGCTGCCGATGTCCATAATCGAAACGCCATGCTTCTTCGGTCGCCGCTTGATCTTGATTTTCTGCCGCTCGCAACACGACAGCACGGCCTTCTCTGATATGCGGTAGATGTCAGCGATGTCGCCAGCGTTGCGGCCATCCTTGATATGCTTCTGAATCGCTGAAACCTTCTGCTCAACGGACATTTCCGTCCACGTCAGAGGCTTCGGCTTAATCCGCTGCACACCGCCTGTTCGCTCGGCAGAACGCGCTGAACGCGCTTCTGGCCGATTTCCTACAAGACTGATGCCGTTCCTGATCGCACAACCCTTAACACCCTGCCTGGTGGCGTTTGTGAGCGTAGCGGCGATCTCGCCAGACGACATGCCCATCGCTACTTTAGAGCGGACGTATGCGGCCTTCTGAGCCGCATAGAGCGCTGTCCAGTCCGAACCATCAGGAGGCACGTCTACGTTACCCTGAGCGGCCACAGGAGCCGTTTTCGTGCCTTTAGGCTTCTTTGCCTTCAGATACTTCAGCGGCGCCAGTGGCCGTGTCTTCAGCCCCGTCTTCGGAACTGCTGTCTCTGCCTTTGGTGGACGTACACCATTCGGCCCTTCGAGTTTTATGCCATATCTATGGGATGCGCCGATGATGGAGTTTCGGGTGCAGTTCTCCATCTCCTCCGCGATCTGTCGTGCAGACATCTTTTTCGCGGCACCTACCCGAATGACGGCAATTCGCTCTTCGGTATTGAGAGACTTCCAATCAAGTTTCATGCGACTCTACTTTTTGAAAAGGGATTCTGCTTCCGCCATGATGTCCGCCTTTGTTTTTATGACGGCAGGCTTGATGAATGGCTCTTTGGTAAGAGAGATTGTGCCTTCGATCTTTGTTCGGCCTATTTCTCCAGAAAAGAGATCAGCACCTTTGAGATAAGAGTTCGGGAATATCTGACCGTGTAGATAAGCCGCCACGCCGACCGATTCCGCCGCATCATGCGACTTCAACTCAACTCCCAATTCCGCACACCGCTTGATTGCCTGATCCTTCCACCAGTCCTTCCGAGCCTTTGCCTGCCAGTCCTTCTTGCGGTGCGGCAGGATGTGTTCCGGCACTTCCTGGTTCTTAGGAGCCTGTGTCTTACCTATGAAGAACGATCGCCAAGACTGGATATGGACGCCGTGGAAGCCGATTCCTAGCCGAGCGCATAATGCTTCTGCATGTCCCTTCATGTAATTCGCCATTTCATGCACGGCGGCGTTCGATGCGATCTGGCCCGCTGGAATGGGAAGTTCGTAGGCGAGATGATCGACCTTGTTCGCCACCAATACGCTGCGAAGCCAGTCTTCGTATCGGACGTTGAACAGAGATGGATTCGGCTTATCCCCTTTATGCAGCGGCTTCGGCTTCAAGTCCGTCACCTGCATAGCAAGAAGGATTTTGGTTTCGTCCATGACGCACAAACCGGGAGTCATGGATGGATCGATGCCGGAGATGATCAAGATACGCGGACCTTCTCATCGGGATTAGCTGCACAAGCCCCCATGATTTGCGATAGAAAGAGTATGGCTCCGATTACACTGCCCCATCCGTTAGGAGCGTTGTATTTCTCTTGCATCGGGACGTTGCCCATGTCGCGATATGTGCGGACTATGTTTTCCATTGCGGCGCGGATAATGATGAACGCTTCCGTTCCGTCTTTATCCATCAATTCATTGATGCCGCCGCCGTTCTCTTCTCCTGCAATATGATCCGCAAAGAATTGATACATATTCCAAGTGTAGTTGAAAGATTCATCGCCTATCGATACGTCGTAACTCATGTCGTCACCTTGATAACTTCCAATCCACATTCATAGGCGCGGCGAGTCATATCGGCGGTTCCCGTTCCTCCTCTGAATATGATGGCGGCGTCTGGATTGTATTTATCTATCATCCGTTGATTGCGCCTGGGTCCGGCGTTTGCGTCATATTTGGAACCATCGCGGCGACTCTTGATGCGCGCGTCAGGATGAGACAGATCACTCCAATCGGCATCTTCCCGAACTACCGCCACCATCCGAGATGATGCCCACATATATGCCCAGTAGTCAGCACCACCTATAATTCCCTTCTGTCGATCACGAGTGCGCTGGCCGCCCTCTATTACCAACTTGATGTTGCGATCAGCATGGATGCGATCCATCTCGCGAAAGAATGCTACCTGATCGATATAATCGCGCCCGCCGCTTACGATCGCCTTCATCGCAACACCATTTTGAACCGACCGCGAATGTAAGGGTGCTCGTAGAAGTCACCCACGACATGCTTGCACTCTCGAACGAACCGCTCAAAAATGTCGGTTACATTCTTGACATAGAAAGCCTGATAGACGGCTCCGTTTGCATTCTCGTGTTTATTGCGGATGGAGATAGTGCGCGGTGCAAGTGGACTTTCGCGAAGGATGTAGGTGATAACATCGTAGGAAAGGCCATACTTCCTACCGATGCGATCCTTGATCTTCGTAATCGGCTCCGCCGTGCCCGGACACTCGGGATGGATATAGTGAGCGTCCTGAATGCGCTGCACCTGATTGTCGATAGCGGCGATGCGGGAGTCTTGTGCCGCTTGGCGCTTCTCCACGTCCACAAGAGCCTGTGCCGTCTGGAGAAGGAACTCTGCTGTGGTGAGCGGCTGTTTTGGTGCCGTCAGTTCCTTAAGTTTCTTTTCGCAGGCTATGAAGTGACGGCGAGCCTTCTGTCCTTGCTCGTTGCGCTCCACCATAGAAAGTTCTTTAGCCATATCGATAGTGATGGCGTATTCCTTCGCCGGACGCCCACCGTGAGGGTTATTTCCGGTTTCGGAAAAAACCACATAGTCTACATTTTCCGAGAAGCCATAGGCTTCGATCCGCTCATTGATCCACGCAGCGAATACCTTGCCCACCTTAAGAAAAGCATGAAGATCACGGGCGCTTACCGTCTGGATCACATCTCCACCAATCCGCGCTTCCCTTGGATCAATCAAGTCATAGGACGGCTCGAACATATCACTCATAACTGCTGATCCATTCATCGGCACATGCACCTGCCCTACCTTACTAGGCACCACTGGCCTGCTTTCCATTTCCAAAGCCCCCATCTGCATATCCTGAAGAAACCGCCGAAACCTTGCGACGTATGATTTCACATTAACTCGACGGCGTGGTGTGCCCGGAAACTCAAACTCTTTTTCTAAACCAACGTGACGAATGATGAGTTTGGGATGAGGACGTTCATCTTTCACATCGTAATCTTCAATGTGATAATCACTTAGAACGCGGACCAATCCCTTGTAGACATCGTTGGTTCTGATCTTGCTAAGAACATCTTTACTCACCCCAAACTCCTATTGTTTATGCGTCCTCGCGCTGAAACACCGAAGGATCGAAGTCTTCGTCATCACCGCCGACATCAACCTCATCGCCTGCCTGATAACTGTCGTCGCCGAAGTCACTCTCGGCAGCCGCGTCAAAAGGATCGGCCTGTCCATCGTCTTCGGACTCAGGACGGAGGAGTTCGGCGTCGGATTCCTTCTTCATAAAGCCGCTGGCGAGGACCGCCTGCCCCTCATGCCAACCGGACACCCACTGGCCGCTTGCATCTGCGCTGTATCCGCTAGGCGGCTGGCAATTCTCTCCAGACAGTCCAGCACGCTTGCCTGCCTCGAACGCCTTCTCTTCTGCGGTGCGGCGATCCTCACCAAAGAGATCACCCTGAGTGCCGATAACCATACCGGACCATCGCGCAACACGAGCCTGACGCTCCATCTCCGCGATAAGTTCCGCCTCGCCTTCAGGCGTGGACAACTGCTCCAGCAGTTTGATATCGGCCAGCCCCTTAGCGCCCAACTCCGACTTGATAACCTTATCGAAGTTCATGCGTTCGGCTTTCGCCTTCTTTTCCGCATCAATAAGACGGGAACGCTTCTGCGCATGCTGCCTAGTCAGAGCCTGTAATTGATCGTCGGTGAGGCTTTCCACGGAAGTTCCTTTGTTGCGATTAGAGTTGTGACCGATTTGCCCACCAACGACAGTGAGATTAGACTGCTTATTTACCTTTGGTCGTGCCAATGAAATTCTCCTTATATTAACTTTCCGATTGATTGAGCAAAATCAATTGGGTCCACCGCGCCCTTCTTGAGATTGCATTGAACACACAGCATCTGAATGTTAGTTCGGTTGTTTGATCCACCCCTAGCCAGCGGGATAATGTGATCAATGTGATATGGATGCTTCCTCAGTGAGATTCCGCAGTATCCACATCTCCAACTCTGTGCTTCCAATATCTCCCTGACATCCGCTGCCGTATGCTCGCCATCCGCCCTCCTGCGCCGATACTCATTCAGTCGACTCGAAACCCTTTTCCTTTCCGCCCGAGGCAAAGAGCGAATCTCGTCTAGCGCCGCCAACCTCACGTCAAGAGACTCTGACCGCGGGGCAAACCACTCGACATTTCCAGGTTCAAAGTTTCTCGACTTATTCATTCTCTCCAATCTGTGAAGTGGCGTTGGACGATGCCCCACATCAGATAGAAAGTGATCGAAACTCTCACGCCATCTTTCGCAAACTCCTATCCCGATCCCACCGCAATTAGCATACCCGTTTGCGTATGGCTTGTAGCATCTACTCAGCATATTGATCCATGCCATACGCTCTGGAGTCCTAATGCTCGGGGCTTTAGGCGTATTACGCGCCGGTTTAATCTTCGTTCGGGCGAATGAAACCGTTTCTATCTTGCTGCATCCGCAGGTGGATGTATGACCGCTCCGCAGATTATACCCTTCGGCAATCGTTTCCCCACCGCAATCACATATGCAATGCCATAGACGATGCCTCGAATTGGGAGCATTTCCAACAAAGTGATCAACTTGCAGTTTGCCAAATCGACGCCCAAGCATTGGAATCTCTCTGGACTTGCACCCGCAGTGTTGGTGGTACCGTGATAGTTCAACCGAAGTTCTATCTATCTGCCCACCACACGAGCAAACACACCTCCAAAGCCAACTTCCATTCCGGCTGCCACCAACTCTACCAATGAATTCGATAACCGTGAGCAGTCCGAACGTCTTTCCTATCAGATTGAATTTATCCTTCATAGGCAGAACGTCAGTCTGCTGCATTGGCTAGAAAGTCTCCTTAAGTGCCTTGGCAGGCGTAAACTTCACGACGCGCTTCGCTTCGATCTGGACGGATTCTCCGGTACGCGGGTTACGGCCTGTACGTGCCGCCTTCTCGATAACAGTGAACTTGCCGAAGCCCTTGATGCTTGCGACGCCATTGATCTTCAATTCAGAGATAATGTCCGCCACAACCTGATCGCGCGGTGTTTTGAACGGATTGTCGTATGCGGCAGTTTTGCTCTTTACAGTGATAGCCAATTCATTCTCCTACTTCTGAAAACAGCGGCATAGGCTCTATCTTTGCCACTGGCGCGGGACGATCCCGCATTAAACATTCTTTTATGCGGTTAATATGTTTGTGTAGTCTTCCTGCCGTTCAAACTCTCTGCGGCACGGTGGAATCCATTTTAATTCTGTTGGCTGCCCTTTCATGTCCTTTATCCAAACCACCCACGCATATGACGTGGCTGTTGAGATGTCTGGACTGACGCGACCGCGCGCCATTCCTACTCGTTCCGTATATTGAGCCACCAGACTGGGTGGATTGTCGCGGAATAGATTGTTGTAGCGACCGACGCCTTCCAAGAACGAAGTTCGCACCAGAAACGCATATCCAACCTTTGCAACCTTACCCGCTTTCTCTATGAACTGTTCTGCGGCTTTGAACGGTGGGTTTGTTATCACCCAATCAATCTCACCTACATCGTTCTCCGAAGCGTGGAACAGGAAATCGTCTATCTTATCGAGTCCACTCCACCCGTAGTCGTGAATATCACTAGCGTAGACATTCATAAAGTATTCCGCCAACGGCCTTGCCATACACCCCCTATTGCTCGCCGGCTCCCAAACACGCTGGGTATGTAGAAGGTGACAGCGCGGAATTAAGACATACTCCACAAAAGCACGAACGCTCCAACTTGGTGTTGGAAAATCGTCTAGACTGTCATGCGGCTCGTATCTTTGGTTCATTACCGCGTGGGAACGGTTTTGGCTCACGTAGTCACTTCCTCTATCAATGCCGCTGCGCGCTCCAAACTGTCATCACTCAAGCGGTAGCCGACGCCCCAGACATTCTCGACAGTGATCCCTAGCGGCTGCACGGCTTTCTTCAATTTGCTGATCTGCACACGAACCGTAGCCAATGTGTCCGTAGGTTCTTCGCGGTTCTGCGATTCATATATCGTCCGAAAGATAAGTTCCTTCCTTGCCACCTTCCCATTTGCCAAAAGACAGAGAATAGTGAAGGCATCAGGCGTTATCCGATACTTTCGCAGTTTGTGCGGCCTCGCGCCTTTCTCGACCATCCCGATCTCTTCCTTGAGTTGACGGATCGTCTCTTCCAACTCTTCATTCCGCTCGCGGAGCCGCTGTAATTCGTTCATCCGAAATCACGCCGAAACAATACGCGGCCACCGTATGATACCTTGACGCCGCGACAGATAAGCGGACGGCGGCGAAACATGGAAAGCACCCAATTCACTGCGCGCCCTTTCGTGCTTCCTTTAGCGCATCCTGCAACAGAGTGACCGCCACCTTCTTGAGCCCAATCGCCTTCAGAAAAGTCGGATACGCGGCTAGGATCGCCACAAGCCTAGATACGGCCGCGAATGCACCTTCTTCAGTCGCGATCTTTTCAAGCAGTGCCCGCTCGCTTTCGATGTCCCTAGCCGTGGCAGCAGCGTGCTCTTCGCTCTTGAAATAGTCCTGATAGTCGTCAGCCATTGGCTTGCATCCTTGCCCTGTCATAAGCACTGCGCCCCGGAAGAGGATCACCGCATAGGCGGGCGGTAAGATCACGGGTATCAGCAGGAACGGACTCTAACGCACGGCGGAACTCTTCTCGCTTGGCCTCATAAAGAGCGCGTCCACGAAGTATATGGCCTATTCGTGTCTCATTGAACGGCTTCTTCGTCTGCTTCGCCGCAATCTCAATTTCTTCCGCTTCGTCCAACACAGGAACTTTCTTCAAACACACCTCCCAATCTTTCTCTGCGGGTATTCGTTTCAGAACTATGAGAACGTCACCGCCTAATCTCTTAACCGCCTTCTCCCGAACCAATCTCGATATGAGTTGAACGCGGTGCGGACGCTTGCGGATACCTAAGTCTTCCGCGATCCACTCAGGATTGGCGTGGACAGGCTCACCTACTGGACCGAGTCCGATCAGCCATGACAGCAACTCTTTGGCGCGCGGTGTCATCAGAAAAGTTCCTGAATCAACTTGCGGCGCATCATCATCGGCATATCTTCAATCCGATGCAAAGGCAGAAGAAATGCGCGCGGCCCGCCCATGATATTCTCCGCATACCAATCCGACAGCCCGCTCTCTGCTGACTTGATTTCCATCGGCAGCCCGTTGATCGTGACGCCCATATCAAGCAGAACCTGACGCGGCGCGGATGGCGGAATGCCATGGTTGTTCTTGCCGTCCCCGACGACATCTACCGTCTTGAACAAGGCTTCATACGGCAGGGACCGCAGCAGTCCTTCAGCAAGCACTAAGCCGTTTCCGATGCCCGTAGACGAGCCCAGTCCGCCACGCGGCTCCATGATCGCAGAAGCGAAGTGTGCGGCACTCTCTGCGCCGTCCACCATCGTCCAGCCCACGATCACTTCAGCACGATCTGCGAACTCGACATAGGCGAAGATGCTGCGCTGATACGCGCCTGCTTCAATGGCGGAGACGACTTCTGGCGAAGTAATCGCAAGCGCATGGCTCTCACGGACGATAGCGAGTTCTTCCTGATTCATACTGGACGAAACGTCAGTCACAAACACTAATGCGTTGTCCACTCGCTCAACCGCACCTGCCGCCGTAATCATCACCCCGATCATCGCGGCGATACCGATGGACGCCAGAAGCCACAGCATAGCGAGATAGCGAGTTCTCTCATCCATTGCTGCGGCTCCCTGTGAATGTGGAGCGAAAGAAACCGCCGATGAAGCCGAGAGACGCACCTACTTGGTACATTTCCAAATGCTCGACATCCATTCCTACGGCAGTGAGAAACGTGAAGATGGCGTCGGAAAAGATAAGTCCGACCGCCCAACCTGCCGCACATCCTAGAACCGTAGACACAAGCAGCAGCGCGAATAGAGAT